ACACGTGCGGATTAACAAAATATGCAGTCTAATTGTGTTAGTGTGAATAATTTGATTATCTTTATGATATGGAAAAATTAAACATGCAAACACTTAAGATAGCATTAAAGTGTGTAGGAATCTATAAAATTAAAATTAATGATAAAGAGTACATTGGTAGCTCTTGTAATATTGGTCACAGGTTAAAACATCATTTGTGGTCTCTTGAAAATTTAAAACATCATAATAGAACAATGCAAAACTTATATAATAAATATGGTAAAAATGAAATTTACTTTAATGTTGTAGAGGAATGCACTGATGATATTTTAATTGAAAGAGAAGCTTATTATATTAACACAATTATTCCTTATATAAATCATATACTAGATCCACAAACATTAGTGAGAGATGATATATGTAAACAAAGGATAAGTGATGCTAAGAAAAAAGCTTATGCAAATGGTTTAAAACCTCATAATCTTAAAGCAGTACATATGTATTCACTTGATAAAGGTGAGTATTTAGAAAGTTTTGAATCTCTTACAGCTGCTGCTAAATCTATTAATGCTAAAAGTATTAATGGTATAAAAGCAGTTTGTAAAGGTAATACATCTTCTGCAGGAGGATTTATATGGTCTTTTACTTATAACATTAATATGTTATATAGATTGAAAGAATATAGATTAGAACCAGTATTACAATATACTACTGATAATATTTTTATCAAAAAATGGGAGTCTATAAAACAAGCAAGTAAAGAACTTAGTATCTCTAATATTAATAGAGCAATATCTAAAGACTTAACAGCAGGTGGTTATAGATGGAAAAAAGCATAAAGTGGCTGGTCCGCAATAAATTCTGTGAACTCAGGGAAACTCCAGAGATGGACAATCCTGAGCCAAGCCTTACAGGGATGTAAGGAAGGTGCAACGACTAGTATATGGAGCCTAGAACAGGCAGTAAAATACCAAGAGCGCAGAACACATAGAAATATGTGATGATATAGTCTGAACTGTAGATATAATCTAAAAGAAACTACAGAATCATAGGATAAAGAGCCTATGAGATAACATAATGCACCGCTTTATGCAAGCAACAATGGAATTAATTGATCAGCAAGAATATATTTCTTGGAAATTGCCTAAGAACTGGCATATTGTATTAACTTCTAATCCAGACAATGGTGATTATAATGTAACCGCATTAGATGTTGCTCAAAAGACTAGATTTATCTCAGTTGAGATTAAATTTGATATCAATGTATGGGCTAAGTGGGCTGAACAAGTAGGCATTGATGGTAGATGTATCAATTTTATGTTGATGAATCCAGAAGTAGTAACTCAAAGAGTTAATCCAAGAGCTATTACTACTTTTTTCAATGCAATTAGTTCAATTGAAAAGTTTGAAGAGCAGTTACCATTAATCCAAATGATTGGTGAAGGTTCTGTAGGTGGTGAGTTCTCTAGTATGTTTACTATGTTTATTAATAACAAGATGGATAAGATCATTTCTCCTCAAGATATTATGACTAATACAAGTGAAGCATATGTAGTAGGAGCATTAAATGGTGCGGTAGGTACTGGAGATGATTTTAGAGCTGATATTAGTAGTATTATTACTACCAGATTAATCAATTATTCATTGAAACATGCATCTGAGCATGCAGTTAGTGATGCAATGATTAACCGTTTGGTTAAATTGACTACAGATTGTGAAGCTTTCACAACTGACCTTAAATATTACATGGTAAAAGAGATTCTTGCAGGTAACAAACCTAAGTTTGCTAGACTAATGCAGAATGCTAATGTAATTAAAATGGCAGTTAAATAGATATTAACATAAAGCGGTGTAAAAAGCCGCTTTTAATTTAAAAATATGGAAAATACATTAATTATAAAGTTAGAAATTAGTAATACAGATTACTTTGATAATCATGATTTAGCTTTACTTGACTATAATACAGAAGTTGATTTACAATATGCTACATTTAACAGTGTAAGAACCTTGTTTCCTGTAACAACAGGTTATGAACCAACTACAGGTGATAAATTATTTTTTGCTAAAAGTGTAAATATACCTCGTGTAAAGCTTAAAAATCTTACAAAAGATTATAAAATAAAAGCTACAACAAAGATTGAAGATGCAAGTGCAGTATTTATTTCAGATAATACTACTGCAAAATATACAGAAGCTCGTTGGCATTATAATGTAAAAACTGAAAAGTTTAAAGAGTTTTTTCAAGGTGCAGTTGATGGTGGTTATATTGATAATTATTATGCAGATAAAGTAAATACTGCATTAGAGTTCTATGAAAATGAATATATTGCTATTGAATATAATACTAAAAGTGTATTAGAAGATGTTCATATTCCTTTTAGATTAACTGAAGGTGTAAGTTTTTCATCTCAAAAATTGCAATATATTAGTGATGAGTATGTTAGTTCATATAAAGACATGCTTAACTTTACTGGGCCAATATATGATGAATCTGAATTACTAAAGTATTTAAATGGTAGTGATGCATTAGCTATTGAAGAGAACATGTATGAAAGTTTATGTGAGATGTTTGATAGCTCAGATAGAGACAATCATACATTAGCAATGGAGATCATGGCTAATTCACAGTTTGAAGACAGTATTTTATATTTAAGTTTGTTATTTAATAAGTACTATAATAGAATACAAGACTCAAGAAGTAAAAGTCATGTGAACTTTAAATCTTTACTTGCATTAATGGATATCAGAAGCAGTTATTATCATTTAAACATAGATGAAATAGTTGAGAGATTGAAAAAGCATGGTAAGTTGACTAAAGAAAGTGTTGATATAATACTAAAGAAACTAGGAGACCAAATCATTGATGGTGGTGGTGACTCACAGTATTTTAAAATTAAAACAATTACAATGACTGAAGAGATGTTGGCTGTTTTGAATTTAAATTATGAGTATACTTTACATGGTGATTTTACACCACAATCTCCTGAGATTGAAGAAGAAGTTGTAGAAGAAACAGTATCTCTTGAAGAAGAAGCTGTAGTTGCAACTGTAGAAGAAGAAACTGTTGAAGAAGTGGTAGAAATAGTTGAAGAAGTTGTTCAAGAATCTGTAAAAGAGATGATTGACTTTGATAATGTAATTGTAGAATCAAAAACAAATAATGATGAGTATTTCTTATAGTGATGAATTAGAGCAATTTTATAAAAGTGATTTTTATTTTAGTTACTCAAGCATAAATAAACTGTTGTATTCTCCTGCAGCATTTTATAAACATTATATACTGAATCAAAGAGAAGATTCAGTTGATGCTCATTTAGTAGCCGGGAAAGTAGTGCACTGTTTACTACTTGAACCAAAGAATTTTGATAATGAGTTTATTGTAATACCCAGTAATCTACCAAAAGATAACAATAGATTGTTGGTAGATGAAGTGTTTAAGGTTTATCAATCACAACCTGATACAGATTTGACATTAGCAGATTTTCCAGATAGCATAATTAGTGTGCTATTAGGTATCAATCTTCATCAATCTTTAAAGACAGATGAGAGCAGAATTGCAAAGATGGTGACTGAACAGAATACACAATACTTTGAATTTTTAAAAGTAAAACAAGGTAAGACTATTGTAGATCAAACTACATTAGACACTGCAAAAGACTCTGTAGAGTTATTAAGACAACATGCAACTGTAAGAAGTTTAATGCAACTTGATAATGATAAAGATGAAAATGTAACAATCTATAATGAACAAGGTTTACAGATAAATTCAAGTAAATACAAATTTGGATTTAAAGGTATTTTAGATAATGTAGTAATGGACTATAATACTAAGACTTTATTTATTAATGATTTAAAAACTACTGGTAAAGCTATACAAGATTTTCCAGACTCAGTGCAATATTACAAATATTGGGTGCAAGCCGTAATGTATAAACAATTGAGTTTAGGTAAATATCTTAAAGATTTACCAGACAAACTTGATTGGAAGGTTGTGATTACATTTATTGTGATTGATAGAGCTAATTTAATCTATCCATTTCAAGTATCAGATGAAACATTAAAAGTATGGGAAGAAGACTTTAAAAAGATATTGACAGTTGTAGACTATCATTATACCAATAAGGACTTTACACTACCATATGAATTAGCAACCGGGAATGTAAAATTGTAAAA